CCAACTCCTGCTCAGTAGGCTCAATCACAAAATCCTCAAGCCCCGACACAATCTTAATCCCCGGCACTTGGCCGTCTGAAAAACGCTCTTTTTGATTCAGGATGGCGTCTTTGTCGATTTCCTTTTTCGTGCGGACAAACTCGGCAAAGGCGGATTTCTCCGAGAGCCACGCCAAGACGGCGGCCACGCCCGTTACCTTGACGGATGGCGGACGGATGCGCCATTTAATCAGACCGGTGGTAAAGTCCACGGTTTTGGTTTTACCGTTTTCCGTCAGCTCGTCCTTATGCGCTTCGCAGTATGCGGCCACACGTTCGGTCAGGCTCATGATTTCGGCACACATCGGCGCGGCTTTGGCGGCATATTCTTCTTCGATGACCGCTTTTTTGTCTCCGGCTTCGGTTTCCAGGCGTTTGACTTCGCGCTGCAAGTCGCCGATTTTACGGATAAACGCAGTGACTTCCGCTTTGTCTTGTGCCGCTTCGATAGCGGGTTGTTTGATTCGGGTTTTAGCCATTTTCTTTTCCTTTCGCTCTAAAAATCTTGATCTGATAAGTCTCGTAAAATTTGACTTAAAAAATTCTCGTGGAGGGCTGTTTGCCTTTTTCTCAGATAGCCGGCGGCGGCATGACCGGCAAAGATTGCAGGAGTTTTTCCATTTTCGTCTTCCAATCCTTTGATTTCAAAATCAAATAAGCTTTTGGTACTATCTTTAATGGTAATAATGACTTTAGCCATTTTCTTTTCCTTTCGGGTTGGGTTTAACATTTCGGCTTGCTCAAGCCTTGTTCGCGTTCGCGCTTGGCAAGTGCCTCAACTTTTGCGCGGTGTTTCAAAATCTGCTCGGCGGCGGTTTCAGCCGGAGGCGGTATCAGCGACTTGCCTTTTAATACCCCTTTAATCACGCCCTGTATGCGGCTTAAAGCCAATTTCCCATTCGCTTTTTCCTCCTCCGTATGGTGGTAATGGTGTTCCAGCTTCAACGGCTCCGGCGGTGGTGGCAGCTTGTCTAAAAAATCTTTCGGACTCGGCCAGCGGCTCATTTCATTGGCCAATACCATAAAGGCCGTCTGAAAGCGCGGTACATCTCGCGCTTCGTCCCACGCCCGGCCGTGCGCCAATACACGGCTCCATGTTTGCGCAGTGGCGGCCACAGTGTCGGCAGCCGGCGAACCGCTCAGACGCAGGGTCAAAAGCATGGTCAGGCCGTCGATCATGGCGTTATGCAGTTGAGTAGGCAGTTCTTTCATTTTTTCAGTCCTTGCAACGACACGGCTGCGGTAAGGGTTTGGCTGGGGTTGGCCGGCAGTGCGGTGCGGCGGTTTGGTTGGTTTGTCTGATTCCCTGCGCTTGGTTGGCCGACCCAGCCTGCAAGGATTTCATACAGGTAGCCGTGCGACTTCAGCGGCGTTTTCAGACGGCCTTGGTCGCGTGCATTGACCGTCTCGTTAAAGCCATGAATCCAAGCCTCGGCAGGGGCAGGAAAACAAACCCCGTCACGCGCCGCCTCCTGCGCCTTAATCATCGGCAGCAACTCATTCAGCAGTTTCGCGGTACGCGCCCAAGAGAGCTGGGACTTAGCAGGGCGGAAGAGGCCGATGTAGCGGATAGCCGCTTTCCCGATATCGGCATCAAGTTCCAGCAACATCTTCAGCACTTCGGCTGCTTCAGCATCGCTGACCAAGCTATCCAAGCTGTTGGCCGCCCCGCAGTTGGGACAACGGCAAATCATGATTCAATCTCCCAAATATCGCGGCGGCGAATAACTTTTTCGGTTTTAACTTTCCTCCGCATCCATTGGCCGCAGTATTCGCAGCATCGGCTGTTTTTATTAACTTCGCGCCATTTATGCACATGCCCGTCAATAGCACAGGCTCCAATACGTTTGTAATCACACCATTTAACTTGTTCGACAACTTGTCCGCCTGGCTTAAATGCATAAATCTCTACCTTGCCATTGGGTAAAAAACTGATGGGAGCACCGGTAAACCACCCGTCGTTGTCATGCCATCCGATCCTCCAGATACCCAGCGTGTCAAACTTTTCGATAACCGGTATTCCTCTGCGCGGTATAACTTTTTTGTTCTTTTTCAAAAATCTATAAATAAAGTTGCTATATTTCGGATTCTTTTTAGGGTTGTATTGCTCAATGTCCATCACACTTCCTCCCATAAAGTTATCGCCCGCGCTAAAGTTTCCGCTTCCGCCGTTTTCCACATCCCGTCCGGCGACCGCGCAGCGATTACAAAGCCTTCGCCGTCCTTCTTCATGACCATCAGCTCGCCGCGGTCCTCGAGCCATTCGGTGATTTCTTTTGCATTCATTTTTTAAATTCCTTTTAAATCAATACCTTATATTTTCAATAAGGCAAAAAAATATAGAGCAACATCAACTGCTTACCGTTTTAATTGTCGTCATACCATTTGCCTGTCATGTGCAACACGACGATTCGGGCCAGCATTTCAAGCCAAATCCCCAGCAGCACCAACACCGCCAATCCGACAACAAACCAAATCATTTTTTCTCCTCCTTCTTCTCGGCAGGCCGTCTGAAACGCGCCTGATATTCTTCGATTTCACGCTCTCTGTTTTTTTGCGCCATTCGCGCCGTCGCACGCCTGCGGTGTTGTCCCCAAGCCTGCCAATCCGTATTACGTCGTCCGAAACTCATTTCACACATCCTTTCACAATCGCCTTATCGCCATATTTCGCGCGGATTTCCTTTACCGCCCGTGCCAAAGCCTCTTTTTTCGCCGCAGGGCTCAATAAAATTGGCTTATCGCTCATAAACAATCCCTTTCATTTTTTCCTCTACGCTCATTGACTCGTATTGCTCGCCCAAGGCTTTAGCCTCCAAATCCGCCATACGCTCGCGCCGCGACATTTCCAATTTCGCCGCCGACACCACCGGCTTAGAGCAGCTGTGCAGCATCGTTCCCACCAAAACCGCCCAAAACAACAACCAAAAAGCCAAACCGATCCACTTGGTTTTTCGTTCATAAAACAAATTAGACATTTTCCTATTTCCTTATAAATCAATTACTTAATATTTTCTCAAGGCAAAAAAATTATTGCGTACCCAATCCGCCTTAACCTGATCCGCCCATTCTTTGACTTCCTCCTTACACTCAAAACGCTTTCGAGCGCGGCGGATTTACAGCCATGCAAAGCCTTCCTTGCGCTTGGCGCGCACATCCGCCCACCAAATCTTGTGCCGCTTATGAGTGGCATAATCATGCCAAGTATCTTCGTACACCCCCGCGTGTACCGTATATTCACGCTTCATTTCAGACGGCCTTTTAACGGATAATTAACGTGCTGTACTTTTTCACGATCCCAGCCTGAAGCTGGATACCGTTTTTATTTGCGGTGCGCACCGCACCACACATCAGCTTACTCATTCGGCGCGTATTGCCGTTGGCTTGTTTCACAACTTCCGCCAACGTTTCTTCATCCGCTTCCGGCAACGCAGTTTGCGCAATCGCCATCAGCTCATCGTCCGGCAGGCTGTCGCCCAAAGGCAGGGCAACCGATACGCGGCTATAAAGCTGCACCAATTCGCCATGCTTACCACGCAAATTCACCACCAGCTTCGGCATACCGCTCAACACCAAACCGCAACCCGTTTCATCATGCAGACGGCGCAAAATTTCAAGCGCACGCAAGGGCAGGTTTTCCGCTTCATCGACCACAATCAGACGACCTGAATCACGCAAACGCTCGGCCACCGATTCAAACAAATCATTCAGGCTGCCCATGCTCACCAACTTGCACGCCGTCGCCAATTTGCGCATTAAAACCAGAGCCGTAAAGCTCGGATTCGCTTCAATCAACACCGCCGCAGGATTCTGTTCGCAGTAGTGTTTGACCGCCTGTGTTTTGCCCAAACCGGCCTGACCGTAAATCACCGCTACTTCGCCGCCTTCGTGGGCATCGCGCATCACTTCCGCGATTCGGCGTGTGGTCTTAGTCGATACAAAACCCAACACCAGCTCTTCACGTCGCGCTTTACTGTCCTGCATCTCCAAAAACGCCTCGATTTTCGGCTCGATGGTTTCATAATTACCGCCTTTTTCCGCATAAGTGCCATTCAGATACATACTGATGGATGCCGGCGAAGTACCGATACCGCGTGCCAGTTGGGTTTGGTTCATGCCTGATTTGGCTTTAAATTCAGCCAGTTTTTGTTGCAATGTATGATTGATTTGTTTCATTTTTTTAGTCCTTTTAAAAGAGGTTTAAAACCGTTTTAACTTCTATCCGCCTCAAACAGCACAAAATCGTCTGTGCCCGTTTTAGGTAATACCGCATACTCCGCCTCAATGACGTTTCCGCCCAAATTTCCCAGCTCGTCCCAAGCTGCCGCCTGTTCCAGTGCCGGATTGACTTCCGCATTCGCGAGCTTGATCGCATTTTCCGCCCGCTTGATTTTGCCTTTTCGGCGGTTTTCCGCCAGTTGGTCGCGTCGGCTGACCGGGAACGCCTCGCGGCTATTGCCGTTGACTTGTGCCTTCGTGATGAACTTGCCGTCCATATCAAACACATTAACCACCGATGCATCGCTCAAATCGTAGCTGACCCGCACCTCGTCCTTGTGATACTCCGCCAGCTCCACCGAAAAATAAGAGTTGTTGAACAAATCCAGCCAACCGCGCTGCACCTTTCGCACCTCCTGCGGCATAAACATCGTCGCCAGCTCTTCCGCCGACAACATATCCGGCGCGATACCGTCCTGTTCCAGCCTCATTTCCCGATAAGCCTTCGGCGTATAATGCCCGCCGTCCGGATGTCGGGGCAGCTCGCCGTGCGGGCGGTTGTTGTATTCGTCGATACACTTGACCACATCCGCAATAAAACGCGACCAGCTCGGCAGTTTTTTCAAATATTTCTGTTGTTCCTCCGTCAAATCCTTGCCTTTTTCCAAAGCGTTAAAAGCACTTTCCATCTTGCGGTACATCAGGTTCTTCGTGCTGCTGTCCATCCCGCTGCCCGCAAACGTCTCATACTGGCGCGCCATCTCAATCAGATTGTCTTTCCACCATCGCTCGATGATGCCTCGACCTTGCGGATTGCCCGCGATACCCGTTTCATGTCGGATACCCAGTCGGGACGTAATACCCGTGATTTCATGGTCTATCGTCTTGCCAGTTTGGCCGCCGCCGTTATCCGAGTAGTAGATAATCGGCAAACCAAAGTGCTTGACCCCGATACGCAGAGCGTCCGATACCGCCACACAACTTTCAGCCAACGACACCGAAAAACTGACCACAAACCGCGTACAACCATCAATAATCACCGTCACTTCCGGCTTAAACGGCCTGCCGTGTACAGGGTGCGCCACCTTCGCCTTAAAGCTGTGGCCGTCGCCGATCCAAACATCGTTCGGCTTCAAAGCCCCCCAATCACGTTTCACATAAGGCAGCAGCGATTTATAAGCCGCCCCCGTTTTCCTGCCGCGCTCCTGCATAATCAGCGGGAGCTTGTCCCAAACGCGGCGCACCATACTCAAGTTAGGCACATCATTGACCGGCATATTTTCCGCTTCAGCCCACTGCACAAACCGGCGGTAGCTGTGCGCCAGCTTCGGCGCGGACGGGATATTGTGAAACTGCATAAACATCGGCAACCAACCGTAGCTCTCAATCGGCTTGACCGCCTTCGTCGTCTTCGGAGCCAAAGCAACCAACCGCTCCGTCGCGTTTTCCGCTTTCAAATAAGCAGATATCCAGCCGTCTAAAGTACGTTCGCCAACCTTCGCCGACCGGCTGCGGTCATTGGCCTTTTCCAAGTTCCCAAGCGTGACCGCGTCCAATTTACCTTCTGCCAGCAAGCCCAAAAACTGAGCCACCGCAGCCTTCGCAGAGCAACCGTATTGATATTTAATCCCCAACACCGCCGCCACCACCGCACATCGCGCATCCGCCACCGACCGTTGTTTCTCGTTCAACAGCTTGGCCGCTTCAGCCAGTGCCTGAGCCGACATCGCCGTCCCCGGTCTGACTTGGTGCAGGGTTTTCGGCATCATCTCCGCCAGCTCGTCCGACTGCCGTTTCATGATGGCTGCTCGGATTTCGGCTGGAAGGGCAGCGATTTCATACAGTTTTTTAGGACGGCCTCTTCCTATTTGCTCAAAACAGTGTTGCCAATTATTTTTCTTGGCATGGTATTCAATCCCTTGTCTATCAGTTGGTAGGCTCGGAATTCCTAATTTCGCAATATCAGATGCAGATATTTTCATTTTTTCCGCTTTCTATTTTTGCTTAAATGCGTTACTCTTTTGGAACTATTTAGCAAAACAGTTATCTATTTATAGATCTTGGGAAGGTTGGCTTATGGTTTCGTTTCTCAAAACGAGATGGCCAGATTTCTTCTGCGGGTACTCCAATCGCTGCTGCAATGATTCTTTCGCCTTTCAGATAAGGAGCATCTAAAGCTTTCCCTAATGTATTTGGTGCTAAATTAGCCTCGATAGATAACGCTCTCACAGACCAGCCTGCCTTTTTAAGACGAGCCACAATGTCAGCACGATGCCAATCAGTCATGGTTTCTTGCTTTTTTTTCATTCTCGCAATTCCTTAATTAAGTAGGTTTATTAACCGCCGTTATTTAGTAAGTGAGTGAATTATATTTAGCAAAACAGTTCCCTGCAACTCTTTTGCTAAAATATTTTTCTCAAAAACGTAATTATTTTTACAACATATTGATTATTTGAGTAATCTTATTTAAGCAAAAGAGTTTCTTTTTTTGCTTAATGTTTTGCTTAAATGAGTTAAATCAGGATTACTATGGATACTTTTTTAGATAGGCTCAAATTTCTTTGGCCTCATGGGGCTAAGCCATCTGACATCTATAACAAGATAGAAATGTCGGCTTCTGGATTTAATAGAGTTTGGAAAGAGGGGGCTATCCCAACAGCCGATTACCTAGTAAAAATTCAAGAAGTTACCGGTTGTGATTTAAACTGGCTGCTGACCGGAAAAGGCTTGCCGTATCTCGACAAAGCCAGTACAGAGAGTATTGGAGCCTTCCCGGTATCCAATACCGGCTCAGGCGCGGTGGACACCTTGGGCAATCCGGTTGATCTGCGTGAGTTTGTCTTTATCCCGCGATACAGCGTGGAAGCGGCGGCAGGGCATGGACACAATGTAGATGAAGAAAAACCATTATTCTGCATGGCTTTCCGGAGATACTGGATAGAAAACTACGTTACCCGGCAGACAGACAAGCTTTCTGTAATCGCCGTTAAAGGCGACAGCATGGAAGGCATCCTGAACCACGGCGACAACATCCTAATCAACCACGCCGAAACCGAGCCGCGCGACGGCCTGTACGTCCTACGCATAGGAAACGACCTGTTCGTCAAAAACATCCAACGCCTACCCGGCCGGCTCTTGGTTAAATCCGCCAATCCTCTCTACGAACCTTTTGAAATCGACCTCACAGCCGACAACACCGATACAGCCATCATCGGCCGGGTAGAATGGTTCGGCCGTACCGTAAACTGATTTTAAAACCCTCTTAAAATAGTTTTAAAAATTTCCCAATCCCGTCAACTTCAAACAAAAAACCGCGCATTCCGGCGCGGTTTTGTGAAAAAGCTGGCGTAACTTTTCCGGATACAAAAAAACGCTGAATACCACGTCTTTCCGTAAGATTTACTAGTCGTTTTTTTACTTCTTACTTTGTTCCTTTGTTGTCAAAAACTAAACTAAGTCCCCCACCAATTTTCTAGACGGCCGTCGAGTATTTTTATTACTAGGTCTTCGGCAACTGAATCACGCGACGGTAAGGTTTTTACGTACAATAATAGGCTATTTCTAAACGCGTCTCGACATTATGTGAAGGACCAATAAAGGACGGCTGATCGACCGGCTACGCCAATCGACTCGGACACCGAAATTTCGGGTTAACGTTTCGGGACCGAAGCCAAGGAAATTTTAACGTTCTTAGGAAAACGTTTTTACCGGCCGGACCGTAAA